AGTGCGCGATCTTGAGATGCCATGCGGCGGTTTTGATTTGCGTTCAGTTGTTGTTCGATGTTCATGTTGTTGCTCCGTTGTGTTGTTGATGACTCTATTCTAACCATGTTTCCGGTAACTGCAACAATTATTTAATCAGGACAAACCCTAACACCATCTCTTTAGCCTGATCAGCCCCCTTTGCCACAAAACAGGTGTAGCCACAGCCCTCCAGATAGGCGATCCAATCTTTCTGCTCGGCGCTCACGCTACCGCCCTTGGTGCGCTTCATCTCCACCCACAAGCGCCAGTCTGGAATGAACAGGTCGGGCACGCCAGGCGATACGCCCTCGACCTTCAAGCGCCCAGCCGTAGCCATGCTTCTAGCCCCGCCATTTGGGATGGCAAAGATACGCACACCCTTGTAGCCTTGGCGAAACCAGCGCACGAACTCGCGTTGTTCTTCATGTTCAGTTTTTATGCGCTCGGTCAAAACGGCACCTCTCGTTCCCACTTGTCGCACTCGCCCACGGTGGCCGCAAACTCCTTCGGTGGCTGCATAAAAAACTCAACGCACAAGCCATCAACGCCGTAATGCTCGCAAGTGTGGCAGCACCTTGGTGGCCCTGCTTTGTTCCACTCGCGCCACTGGATCAAAAACTCTGGCTCTGGTTGTCTCATTTCATCCCCCGTTGTTGTGTAAATTTCATCCAGCACTTTCCGCAATACCACTTGGCCCTGACATCAATGCCGCCCTTCGGGTCGGCGTCTAGCTTGCAAACATCGCAATGCTTGAGCTTTTGAGCGTTGCTCATTCGTTCTTCAACAGTCATGCCCACCGCCTACGCATTACGCGAAAAAACTTGCCATCTTTTTTAAATTCAATGCTGTTCGGTGGCTGCGTTTGATTCATGTTGGCTGCCATCTCCTCAAGCGACTGCACATTAAGGCCGCCTGGCTTGATCTGAGCGCGTTCTGCTATGGTTACGAGCTTCTGCAAAGCGCTTTGGCCCGCATAGCCATCGTGCGTAACGGCCAAGTACTCGGTCACCGCCGGATCACTCAAGCCGCCGTAGTAAGTCACTGCCAGCATTTCCTTGCCCGATGCCTTGCTTATGTGCTTGCGCCATGTCCAGCTTGTTACATCCAGATCACGCCCCTCCAGCCCCATGATGTCGTCATCGTGCAGCTTGAGTTTCTTTGGCTCTGGGGCTGGAAAGGCATGACCACAGGCCGAGCAAACAGACGCTGATATGGCGCACAACTCGCCGCACTCATCGCAGACCTTGACTGGCGCTTCGCCATTGCCATCACCACCCTTCTTTGGGGGCTGGACGGCGGTGATCGGCCCGTGGCTTGACACCACGCCAGCAAAGTCCAGCACCAGGCAGTCGGCCTTGCCAGTGTTCGGCCTCATGCCTCGACCTGCTTGTTGCAGATATAAGCCTGGGGACATAGTTGGTCTAGCCATCACCAGCAGATCAATGGCTGGATGGTCAAACCCGACATTCAAACATCCGACCTGCGTAATTGCTGTAATCTTTCCAGACTTAAAATCGGCAATAGATTGCTCTCGATCTTTTTTTGCCATGTCACCAGTCACGGAAACGGCAGACACTCCACGACTTAAAAGAATGTCACGCAAATGCTCGGCGTGCTTTACACCCGTTGCAAAAAACATCCAACTTTTGCGGCCATCAGAACGATTGATGACCTCATTAATCATGGCATCGTTATTGTCTGATGTGTCAACAGCCGCTTGAAGTTCAGACTCAATAAAATCACCTCCTCGTTTGTGAACGCTGCTGGTGTCAAATTTAAAGCTGGTTTGCTTGCTGCGTAATGTCGCAAGATAGCCCTTAAAAATAAGTTCTTCAATGCTTATTGGCTCAATGAGTGCATCAAAGATCGCTGGCTTATCTGTAATCATTCCGTGGCCAAGACGAAATGGGCTAGCTGTAAAACCAATGACGCGCATGGATGGATTTATTTCCATAAAGTCATTGATGATTTTGCGATAGCTTCCCTCATCTTTATGAGAAATGTCATGCGCTTCATCAACCAAAAGAAGATCGCAATGCCCAATTTTTTTTGTAACTCGAACAATAGAAAGAGGGCCGCCAATGGTAATTGGCTCACCAAGTTGTTTTTTACCTGCACTTGCTGAGTAAATGCCCATTGGAGCACCTGGCCAAATCGCTCGTAGCTTTTCGGCGTTTTGGTTTATCAATTCAACGCTGCGCGTAAGCATCACGATATGCGTCTCCGGCCATTCCGTAATTGCTTTGCGACACAGTTCGGCGATAACAATGCTTTTTCCGCTGCCAGTCGGCAACACAATACATGGATGACCGGTGTTTTTTCCAAGCCAATCGTAAAGCATTGATAAAGCACGCGACTGGTATTCCCTCAGCTCTATTTTTTCCATGTAACGCCTCTTCTAACGTTATTTATCGTTGTTCTTGTAACGCCAAATTTTTCAGCTAATTCCCTACCGTTTAAATTAGAAACAAATATTTCTTTAACATTTTCTTCGGTCAACTTTGAGCGTCCGTTTTTCTCTCCAACGTAATGGCGTTTTTTTTGTAGTGCGTCTTGCGCGTTGTCTTTTGTTGTGCCAACAAACAAATGGTCTGGATTGACGCATCCAGGGTTATCGCAGTGATGGCAAACAATCAATCCATCAGGAATTAATCCCTTGTAAATTTCATAAGAAAGCCGATGCGCTCTTGTGTTTTTTCGGTCACCAGGCAATACGCCATATCCGTCTTTGTCTGTGTGTGCCCTCCACTGCCAGCAGCCGCTATCAAGTTTTGCAAAACGAGAAAAAAAACGATCATGCAAAGTTCCAGACTGACGAAGCCTCATGGCTTTCATGGCGATTGAGTTTTTTTCCGCTTTTAAGCAACCACATGATTTACTTCCTCCACTTCGAATAGTCATGCCATAAACCACCTGCTTTGTTCCGCATTCGCAAATGCAATTCCAGAATTTTCCCGTCTGCTTTGTTTCCGCAGGTTTTGTTGCCTCTGACAACACCGTCCAACGGTTGTACTTAAGTCCGACCATTTCAATTGTTGGTTTGCCCATAATAACAATTTCCTTACTTGGTGAGAATATTGTCATTGTAGCGCATATAGCTGGTCTATGGTGCGTTGTTGGTAGTCACGGAGCATCACCCCACCACCCGCGCATCCCAAGTCTTACGCATCTCAGCAATCAGCGGATCACCGCTACCGCAAGCGTCAGCGTTAGCCAGCAATTCTGTGGATGAGTACACGCCCTCTTGCTCTGGGTCGCCGTTAGCCAATGTCACGCCATTGATCTCATACACGGCAGTGAATTCGTCCGGCCCGTCCTTGCGCGGCCAAGGCACTAAGTCAGGGTGAAGCACATGCGACTCGCAACCCTTGTGCTGTGCGTCCACTGGGATCACATCGTCCCACTTGGCGCAGTGCCAAGTTGAATCAGGCATTGGCGTGGCGTTGGCGCATGTGCGGCAATTGACATGTTTGGTGGTCTTGGTTTCGTGGCAGAACTTGTACGCATCGCAGAACTTGCACTGATACCAACTTGGGTCAGTGCTGATCGGCTGGGGCATACGTTCGGCCAATGCAATGTAATGACCTCGGCGCACCGCCTTCTCTGCCACATCTTTGTCGTACTTGACGCGCTCGGTATGTATGCGGTCATCGTCCTTGCAGATGGCAACGTACAGCGCACGATCAATGCCAGTGCCATGCATGTAAACCTGCATTTGGACAAGGTGTTCGGGCTTGGCCTTCTCCACGCCGTCCTTGGCTAACGCATCAAACGATTTCTTGCTGTGCGTCTTAAACTCGGCCACATGCTTGGCCTTTGGTGCCTCGGGCACGCCCTTGTCAATGATGGCGTCTAGCGATCCAGAGACATGACTGCCAAAGTCAACACGGTGCTGCGCTGACACCTTGCGGACATCCAACCCAATGGCACGCAAGTCACTGATGATGGTGGCTTCCTCGTTCTGGCCCCTACGAAACAGGCGCAAGATACGGCCAGAAAACTCAGGCTGCACCGCCCACCGAAACGACAGCCAAAGCCACCTGTCACAGACATGGCCTAACGTACTAGCACCAAGGTGTGGTCGTGGTTTTTCAGGCTTTGCTTCATGCTGCTTGTCAATTAACGCTTGAATGGTATTATCGGGTTGGGGAATTTTCATTTGTTCTCTCCTTGAAGTAGATTTAGCCCCGACCTTAACCAGTCGGGGCATTTTTTTGCTTACTTTTTAGCCCAAGGTGGCGCAGCCTTTCCACTGGCTGCCGCTGGTGCTGACGCAGGCATAACGCTGGATGCCGCAGGCGCTACGCTGCCGGACACTGACTTAAAACCCCGCACCTCGTTGCTTGCGCCATATTGCGCGTCTTGCTTGATCTCTAGCTTGATGGCAATCTGACCACCGATCAGTTGGTCGGTGTCGGCAACCTTTGCCAGCCCAATAGCACGCATGATCTCGCCCAACTGCTGGCGTCCTATCTCTTCGGCCTTAGGGTTAGCGTTCTTGATGTTTAAGTTGCCGAACACCACACGACCCTGATGGCTTGGGCCGGTGATGTCGTAGCGCAGCTTGATGTACTGGCCGTTACCAGCCTTGGTATCTTTAAGTTCAGCTTGGGAGATGGTGCATGTATACCAACCAGCAGGCAGCGGCTCAAAGCTGCCTGTGTTACCAACTGGAAGTTCATTGACATCGAAAGATTCGGTGAGAAAAGCCATGATATTTATTCCTTAACAGTGATTTTGAAAGATGGACGGCCAGGCTTGGCCGTAATTGCACCAGCCAAATGCTTGGTGATGGACTCGTCTGCTGATTTCCAGAGCGTTAGGTTTAGCTCTGGCTTCCAGCGGAACAATGTAGCCAAATGCTCGGTCAACCCTGATTCGGTCGCCAACATTTGCAACTTCTCCGAATCAACCTTGCGGTCAATTCGGCCAGAGATTTTGACAACAAAACCTTCAGGCTCTGTTGTCTCAGTAGACTCAAACGCATCAGGTAGCGCCAACTCCTTGACGATCAAATCTTCAATTTTCCGGCGTTCAATGACCGCATGTTCTTCAGCAGTCTTGTGGCGCAGCCAATCTGCGCTCAATGCTTTAAGGTCGCTCATTCGTCACGCTCCTTTAACATGGCGTCAGCTATGCGGTAGGAAACAAGCGCAGCATCTTCCTCATTAAGTACAGAGTCAGCGCTGACCGTTGCAGCAATCAACACTTGCATGGCCTTAGCAGCAAAGTAATCGCGCAAGGTCATGCCATCGTGCCCGTTGTAGGGCATCGGAAATGCTTGCAAGTACTTCATGCTTTGCCGCCGATCTTGTCAATGATTGCACCAAGGTCTGGTGCTTCCCACGCGCCGAGCTTGCCGGAGCGATCTTTAGCTAGCCAAAGGCCGTCTGAATCGCACATCAATGCACGCTGCGTTACGCCCTCGGCATCGCGCTCAACGCGCAGCGCCAGCACTTCGTCAAAGAAGTAAGGCAAGCCTTGTGTAAGGCTCTTGCCGGGCATACCAGGGTTGTACAACATCTTGCCCATCTCGTCTGTGGACTTCTCCAGCTTGGCGCTCATAAACACATGCTTATTCGGCAAGTCGCGGAATGCACGGATCAACTCTTGCATGGTGCTGTTCATCTCGCCGTATGCTGCGCGGCCATCTTTAGACTTTTTCATCTCGTAATGCAAGACCACTTCAGCCACCTCGCTGATTGAGTCCAACGCCACAGACTGGTAGCCTTCAGCCTCTTTGCTGTCCTTACACCAAGCAAAAGCCTCGCGCAAATCATCCATTGAAGCAATCTCAATGTAGGGCAAGTCAGCGTCCTGAATGGACAACAAGCCACCCTCGGCAGACAATACGATCACATTGGGCAGCGTCTTGACCAGCGTGGTCTTGCCTGCACCGGCTTGCCCGTACACCAACAACTTCACACCATTAGCAGACAAGCTGCCTGTAGACTTCAAATTGATAGCCATCTGGCTCTCCTTTTTCACCCACTTCAGGAAATCTGTTCTGGGTGTGCTTGCATCATAAACACAAAACAGGCTATGATGCAAGCGTTCCCGCAAAATTATTTTCACAGGTGCAAATTATGATGACTGTTGAGCAGATTAAACAACGGCTAGAAGATGCCAACCTCAAGAGGGTGGCAGAGAATGCAGGTGTGCACCCAGCCACGGTTTACCGCTTCATGCAAGAGGAGTCCAAGCCCCTCTACGAGACGGTCAAGGCTTTGAGCGATTACCTGACAAAGCAGGCGGTGACGCATGGCTGACCTCTCAAAAGTCCTTGGTGGCCCGTGGTCACCGTCCCCTGAAAAGCTGGTCGCCCCCCCTGAAGCGCAACTCATTGACGCCATGCGTGCTGCGGGGCTGGAGCCGCCAGATCAAATACATTTTGACGGCAAGATTCACCGCTTTCGCTCGGGCACGAAAGGCTCGCCCGGCCACGGCGACAAGCCTGGCTGGTACTTGGTCTTTGGCGATGGCATCCCCGCTGGCCGGTTTGGGTGCTGGCGTGCAGGGATAGAACAGCCTTGGCGTGCAGATGTTGGGCGCAAGCTGACTGAATTTGAGGAAATGGTGCATG